AAAAAACACCCTGTGAGCGTGAACCCTTACTACTGTTGCACGATTTACAGCAAGCCAAAGCATTATCAAAGCTGATAACAAGCTCTGGGCTCTGACTAATTGGAATCACGTGGTCAACTGTATCAGCAGGTGATTGGCAATACTGGCATGTCCATTGGTCACGCGCTAGTACCTTGAGTCTAAACGCTTTGTAGTCACGCGTTAACCTTGGGTCATTACGTTTAGTGCTCACTGCCAGCCTTTAGTCTTTAAATGTTTTAGTGATGCACAATAGTTAGGTATCTCTTTATTAATAGGGTCTAATCCATACCTATGCATCGTGTAGTGGTAGAACCAATAGAACTGGTAATCATCTGGTGCTCCATCTAATACCTTGCTCTTGCCCTGGTAGTAGCCATGATGCGAACCATTAGAAGCATCTTTGATAAAGCGAGATTCTCTATATGCGATTTGGTTGTGGCAGTATTCTTGCTTTTCTGTTAGCTGTGTATCTGCTAACTCTTTAATGCTTTGAATGGCATCTACTGAGCCACTACTAGCGTTACTCATTGGAACGAACAGAGCTATCCCAATAACGTAGGCTACCGAGCGAGCTATCCGCGAAGCGGCTCGCTCTGAGCCCTTTAAGGCTCTAGCCGTTAGAGTACCAGAACCACCTAGCACATTTGCATAAGTGCTGGTCAGAGCGGTGTGTCGCTTCTCAGCCTTGCGCATAGAGCGTTCATATTTATTTCGAATCGGTAGTATAGAACCCAGAGCCTTTAAAGTGAGCTGGTACTGAGCTGTAAATCTTACGCATTGGCGCTCCGCATAGCGGGCAATCAACCTCATGGCTGTCATTGATTGAGAATTCTTTGTCATATCTTAAATTAGCCTCACACTTCTCTGTGTTATCGCATTCGAACTCATACACTGGCATTATCGAGCTTCTCGCATATCGGACATGATGAACCCTTCATAATCGTATTGCCGCATTGACAATATGTAGGCTCTAAGTGTACCGAATCTGTCTGTAATTCTCCGTAACCGGCTTTTAGGAGTATCTGAACCATTTGCCCAAGAGTCATGAAGGCAAGGTAGTTTTCTGGTATTTCACCTTGTCCATTCATTCTGCATATCACCAGGGAAGACTCCCCAGTCTTCTCCGTACGCTTCTTAGATTGTTTCAGATACTCCAACGGGCTGAAATCTGCTCTCGCTTTGATTTCTACGTCCATGGGAAAATTCACCACGTCTTTACCCGCGCCGCGACCGACAGCTAAGCCGTTCCACCATTGAGACAAATACTCAACGACGACCCGTTCCGTCCTTAGCCCCCGGTCTTTTCTGTGACGTGACATGGATTAGGTCATGCCTTGCCAGCAGAATTTATAGTGCCACAGCCTTCGCAAGTCCACTCATGCTTGAGATAACGTTGACGAATCTGCACTGCATTTGGAAACTTATTGCACATTTGGCAAATGAGCTTGTATCCCAATTCTTCTAACACTTCGGCATTAGCTCGAAGGTTAGCTTGCTGTTCTGGTGTTGGGAATGACTCCCACTCTCCATCTTGATTAAGGAACTGTAAGTGACCCATTAACGCTTCACCCATCTAGTGTCATTGCATGAGTCGCACTCTAAATAGATGCGCAACTCATCTAATCTGATAGTTAAGTCTTTACCTTGACATTCTCTGCAATCCCATCGCCTCATTAGTCCAACTCCTTCATAGCTGTCAGCAAATCTTTAGCCTTGATGAGATAACCGCGTGAGTTGTTAGGCTCGATGGTGCACTCTATACGCTTTCCAAAGACCTGGACTGCGTATTTAACGTGCCCAATAGGAACGAGGATGACACCAGATTCAAGAACAAAAGCCCAGTAATCAGCTTTACTCACAGCAAGACCTGAGTCTTCCCAGCTTTGAGTGTTGTTGTACCAGCATTGAACCTCGATAAATATATTGCCGGTATCCCACCATCGTCTGTCTCGCTTGACTTCTACAGTCTTGCCACCTGTAAGCAACTGGTCTACCAGGTTTTCACCTTGAACTCCGTATGAGTAATCTAAGTCAAAGTCAGATAGCTTTGTCATGCGCGCTTCTGCCATGTTCCGTCTTTGGCAATCTCGTACCAAATTGGCTCACACTTATCATCTGCTCCAGCCGAAGTTCCGCTAGTGATTTGTGCAGTGCAACGCCAGTGACCCCAAGGCTTACCAGCTTTCGAAGTACCAGTTTTCCAAATCATTTCGCCATGCTTGCAGCGCTGTATGTCCTTGTCCGTTGTGCCACCAAGTACGGATTTCACCATCTCTACTGCTGACTCCATAGTCTGAACTGGTTGCGCTTCCCATTGTGTCCATGGGTCTGATTCTACTGGAACAGGTACATATTCTTTGGAAGTGTCAGCCATCTTCGCTTTAACTTCTTCGACCTTAGCTTTTACTTCTTGGTGCGCTTGAACCTTTTGCATGTCTTCACGCGTAGGCTTTTTGTCTGTGTCTAGCACCAAGCTCAAAGCTCTGCCTACTGCGCTGGTAACTGTGTCTTCCACATAAAATTTACGCATGGACTGTGGGTATGTAGATGCAACTCCGAAAGCGTAATCAACGCCGGCAGGTTGTGTATCTTCATGCTCGCGATAAACCTCAGCCTTCGCTAATACTTCACCCTTCGAGTTATCAAGGCTTACAACTGTAGTAACGATTCTGCCGCCTAAGTGTAATTTTTGAAAACGTGAGACCCTGTCGGCAACAGTTTCGTATTGGGTCAAGTCAAACATTAGTCAAGCTCCTCTCCGAGAGCAAGCTCTCCGGCAATACTTCCGTAACCAAGCAAATCGACCCAGTGGTCAAGCAAGTATGGGGATTCTTGAGTTCGGCTAATCTTGACGAGCTGCATAATGACTGCGACTTGATAGTCGTGTATTGGAGTTTCAAGATATGCAGATAAGAGCATCGCGGTTCGGCGCATGTTGTCTTTACTGTCACCATGAGTTGCGTTGCGGACACTGATAGTGTCACTGGCGGATTGGAGTAGTTCATGAGCTTTCATGACCCCACCTTCGCTGTCAACTGTTCGTAGTGCTTGCGTACTGCCTTGCGCCCAGCTACATAGCCGTTCGCGTATCCTGAGCGATTACCTAGCCAGAAGCTAAAGCACACCGCTGCGAACACAATTATCTGTCCTATTGTCATTAGAGCCCTTTCCAGACATTAGATGTATATGTTGTGAGTATTGCCCAATCTCCGCTAGCTTCATCGGACACGACCTTGAAGTCTTCGTCCATCTCGCGGAGAATTTTTTTAGCAGCGATAACAGCTGCGTAGTTGTCAAACCAGTGGATATATGTAAAAGCCCAATCGCTGTGATTGATAGCGAACCGACCATCTTCGACCTGGGTAGACCAGGTCTTCGCGTTCCATTCCATTGAAGTAGTAGTCAAACGCTCAAAGTCGTGTTCTAGTTCGTTTAGGTATTCTTTCATTCTTGACATTATGCGACCGCCATTTCATTAGCGATGATGCGGTATGCCTGTTCAAGTCCGACTGCAATATGCTCGAACTTATTAGCTAATTCATTCTTCTTCATAGCTGAATAGATTGATGATTGAAGGCGATTCTTTTCGATATCAGCCTTGATTTTCTTTAAGATTACTTCGTTCACTTTGTTCTCCTAATCGTTATCTAGGCTACGGATTAGCTTCGATATAGAGAACATTACACCCAGATTAGGCAGCAGCCACCCTTTTTTGATAACGAATTGATAACGATTTCGTCGACTGTTTCGTCTCCAAAGTCCGGTCTAGCGAACCCTTCCATAGACCTTGCCTTCGACTATAAAAGTGCCATTCTTCTCGATGTTGATTAGGTCGACCTGCACTGTCCTGCCATGGACGTACATAATGGCGAAAGCTTGCTGCCACTGAGCGCTACCCTTGGTATATTTGGCGGCTGAAAAGCTCATAAGGTTGCCGACTTCTACACCATGTAAGGTGCGCCCCATACGACCCCCTACAGACTCGCTGTAAGCCGTTTTGCCGGCTCTATGGGTATGACCTGAGATAACTGACTTGCCGAAGCGCTTACTAGCCTCTATGGCGCTCAGACCGCCCATATTCTTGATTGGCGTATGGTCGCCATGGACTGCCACCCAGCCCGGCGCAATAGGCATAGGCTCGCGGTGGAAAGTGATGCCTAGCTCGTCGAACTTCATGAACTTCTCGAAGCGCAGTTCGGGTAAGCTGAGGAAGCTGGGAATCTTGCGCATTATGACGTTATACAATCTATCGGTGTGATTTGACCTTATGCAGTCCGTCACGCCTAGCTCCCAGAGCAAGTCTACGCAGCGGTCTCGGTCATCTCCTAGGCTCTGGCTGTATTCCTCTGGCGTACCCTGACTCCATTTTGAGATGGTCTGGAAATCAATTTCATCGCCGATTGTTACTGTTTGGTCTGGCTTGTATTTAGCCAAGAAGCGGGCAATATTCTTGGTGACATGTATATCTTCGAACGGAACTTGAAGGTCACTGAGAATAACTATTCTTTTAATCTTCGTCATCCTCATAATCTACGTCGCCTATTTTCTCAATAGGCTTAGCGGGAAGAATCCAGTCTGGGTACATGTCTCGGTCAGCCATTAGCCAAAAGGCATGAGTCTCGTTAAACCCGCTGCGACGTAACGACTTGTAAAACTCGTTGAGCGAAATGCAGTAGGCATCTAAAGCATTATAGGTATCTAAATCTATGACGGGTTTTTTTCTAGCCATGGTTAATTGTTACCTACCTAACAGCTGGATAATTGTATCGACACGACTTTCTAATCTAGAGACTTGGTCTTTAAGGCTTGAGCCCGAGTTAGGCTTTAGCTCAGACAGGTAATGTTTAATCATGAACTGCGTATATGCAGCCAAGCCGCCAAGGACTGTTACAACTGCCACAGCCCAAGCTGCGAGGTCTGCCGCGCTCATTACTTTTTGTCTACCGCATCCACTGCAGCTTCGATTGAATCGACGACGATGTCAGCGATAGCCTTCTTAGCGCGATAAGACTTAATTGCAGCACGAATAGCAGGGATAGAAGCTAGACCGATTGCTGCGAAGATGAGTTCCTTCATTTAGTTATTCTCCTGTGAGTAGTGGGATGTTAAAGACCGAGCCATCTTTATCGCCCTTGCTCGTAAAGCTGACATGTATATGGTGATTGTGCTGATTAGCCCCCACATATTTACGCCAAGCCCAAGACTTTTTCGAGCTGGCAATAGAGCCATCAAATATGATGTAGGACAATCTTCCACCATCTTTTTTAGACTTGGCAAGCAGTCTTAGTTGGTCTGCAAGGTAAGGCATGTCGTCTGGTTTTGGTACTCCATGCAAATCCCTGTCAACGTCGATTGCGGATACAACCGCACCGCGAGTAAGATTTGGTATATGGTCAGATTTGCCACCAGACACATGTCTCTGGTCAGCGACCCACCCATCCGAACGCTTGTCGCGGTCTGGATATGCATTATTTACCTGGTCTCTAAGAGTCTTGCCCGCTTCGCATAGCCATGGCTTCACAGTCCGCGCACTCCCATCGTTTTTTATCGTTAAGAATTAAAGTGTCGTGCTTGCAAGGAACTGGAGCAATAAACGCATCGTCAATCGGGTCGTAGGTATAACCAATTCCTGCAAAGTTATAGCGAATATTGCCGTTGTAGGAAGTTTTAACCCAAGTACCACCAAGGTTCTCTATTAGCCATGAGTAACCTTCGTCGCCTGCTGGGTCGTTGTTATCTCCTACAAGCACACGCAGGACTTTATTGCTGTCGTCCAATTCTGCCCAATGAGACATTATTCCACCGCTGACTTTAGATAACGAACAATTACAATTCCTGAACCACCTGCTGCTGCTGCTGTTTGTCCACCAGAAGCACCACCGCCACCGCCTGTATTGGCTGTGCCAGCTACTCCAGCAACACCAGGGTCAGAACCACCAGCACCACCGCCGCCTGCTCCTCCAGCGCCTTGTGTCCCGCCTTCTTCGCCACCGCCACCGCCGCCAGCATAATAACCGCTGACACCTGTGCCTGTTGCAGATGCCCATGATGACCAAGTATTAAGACCAGCTCCGCCGACACCTGCCTGTGTACCAGACGCGCTACCGCCTACTGCGCCAGCACCGCCGCCACCGCCGCCAATAAATGTTCCACCGCTGCGAAGTCCACCACCGCCAGCGTTGCCATAACCTGTAGCTCCACCAGATGTTCCTTGAGTTGCTGCGCCGCCTGCTGTTGTGTTGCCTGATGCAGTTCCCATAGAACCGCCACCACCAGAACCACCGCTAAGACCATTAGTCCCAGCTCCGTCCCAGTAACCGCCACCGCCACCACCAAGTGCGGTAATTGTGTCGAATACTGAATTTACGCCATTGGAGCCGTAGCCTCTTGTTGCACCTACTGGATAAGCTGCGCCACCTGCACCGATTGTAATGGAAAAACTACCTGTAGCTAAAGTTCTGTTATTTTGTTGGCATAATCCACCTGCACCGCCAGCGCCAGAATAATACCAACCGCCACCGCCACCACCAGCAACAACCAAAATATCCGCGCTTAAAGA